GAAATCAATAGTTATTAAATTCAGATTAGAGGAGGAGTAAAATGGCAAAATTAAGCGGAAAGAATATGCTTGTACTGGTTGGCGGTACAGCTATCGGGGGGACGAAATCCTTCACATTAACAGTCAACAGCAACCTTATAGACACTACCACAAAGGATAGTGACGCATGGGGGGATAGCCTTTATGGATCGAAAGATTGGGAAGTCACCTTTGACGGCCTGTACGATCCGAGTAACACGATGAACGCGGAGGAGATATTTGATCTTATCACGGGCGACACCACGGTAATCCTTGAAATGGCCGTTATCGACGGAACGGGCGGGGGTCTTGTGTTCCGGGGCGATGCTAACGCAACAGGATTTACAATGTCAGCCGGTTATAACGAAGCGGTTACTTTCTCCGGTGGCTTCAAGGGAGCAGGCGAACTTACAAAGGGAACTGTAGCAACATCATAGCATGAACACACTAAGCGGTTATATAGAGATAGATTTCTCAGGTGAGCGTTTACCGTTTCAGTTTGGGTCTAATGCGTATGCCCTGTTCTGCGAGAAGTATAAGATAGAGTTCTGGCAGATAGCCGAGAGCGGGATATTCGGAAGTGAAGGGAAGCCCCCGGACATATTCAAACTCCGGGAGTTATTTTACTTTGCCCATGTATCAGCGATGCGAAGTCGGGGCGAACAGGCTATGGTCAATGAGTACAGGTTCGGTGATCTGCTGGATAACACCGAGGGTGCTATCTCTCAGTTACAGACGGCTGTCGTCAATGCCAAGATGCTTGGATTCTCTTTAGCGGAGTTATCCAAAGGGCAGGAGGTAAAAAAAAAGTAACGTGGCGTGAAGTTCTTTCTTATTGTGTCGGGGAGGTAGGGCTGAAGCCTTCGGAGTTCTGGAGGATGACCTTTGAGGAAATTGAACTTTCCTGTAAGGGTTACGAGACGAGGGAGGCAAGGCGGAAGGAGTTGCAACGGTTACAGTGTGCAATTCTTATGAATGTTTACCGCAAGGAAGGGAGCCCACCTATCGATGTCCGGGATGTGATGGTACTTTATACGGACAAAGACACCCCGAAGGTTGACCTGATAAGCAGGGAAGAATACGAGGAAATGAAAGAGTGGAGGAAGAAGATTAAATGGCAGACGAAAAATTAAAGGCGAAACTTGGACTCGATAACAGCGAGTTTAAGCGTGGGCTGAAGGATAGCGAGAGCCAACTCAGTAAAATGAATGCGGGGTTTAAGAGGCTTGGCGTTATGATCGGGGCTGCTTTCTCTGTGTCTGCTATTAGTAACTTCGTCGGGGAAGGGATTAAGTTAGCTGCATCCATGCAGGGAGTTGAGGCAGCCTTTAAGAGCCTTAATCAGCCTAACCTGCTTCAGAACCTACGGAACGCCACACGGGGAACGGTAACTGATCTTCAGTTGATGCAGAAAGCGGTTCAGGCGAAGAACTTTAAGATACCACTTGAACAGCTTGCCACTTATTTTGAGTTTGCCACAAAGAGGGCAATTCAAACCGGAGAATCGGTTGATTATCTTGTTGATTCGATCATTACGGGGATAGGGCGTAAGTCGGTTCTGGTAATGGATAACCTGGGGATTTCGGCTGTTGCCCTACAGGATGAAGTTAAGAAAGTAGGTGATTTTGGGGCTGCTGCAGGAAATATCATCCAGCGTGAATTAACCGCAATGGGGGATGTGACAGATACCGCAGCCACATCTATATCACAGCTTGCAACGGCATGGAAGGAACTAAAGACTCAGGTAGGCGAGTTCGTTTTAAAGAGTGGGCTTACTGATCTGTTAAATGCCCTGACAAAAGACTTTGTAGAGGTTAATGATCCATTTGAGAAATGGAGGGGACTCGATAAGGCAACGGCAGAGGCCCGTAAAACAGAGGTATTAGAGCAGATAGAATATTTTAAAAAACTTGGTGATGCCGGTAAAGCCTCATATAACTTTTATACAGAAGCCTTAGAAGTTCTCGACGGGATAATAAACAAGACTACGCCTCCGATTGAAAAGGAAGTTGAGACGATAGCATCACTTAACGCACAACTGGCAGAAGAAAAGGCATGGCTTGAACAGATTGACGTAGCAGATAAGAAGGGGTTAGCTACACAATTACAAGTCATTGACGCACTTGAAAAGAGAATAAAAAGCCTCACAACATTAGGGGCGACAAGGGAAGTTAATCCTATGATTGGGAAGGTTGCTGCTCCCGGTGATCTTGCCGGTTCATGGCAGAAGATAACAGCCAATTCAAAAGACGCATGGGATAAGCTGTCAGGAGGACCCGAAGCAGTAACTGCTGTCGAGGACATGACCAATGCCCTGATGCTTCAAAACGAGGCTATCAACATATTGACAAATGGGTTTGATGCCTTGTTCACTTCTGCGGGGGACGGATTTAAAGCAATGATTGATACGATGATTGACGGGATGAAAAGACTGGTTGCTGAGTACCTTGCAAAAGCAGCGATATTCACACTGATAAGAATGTTGTTTCCGGGTTCAGGGTTAGCCGTAGGGGCGACGAAAGGGCTTGCAGGCATGGGACTTGGTGAGTTAGTTGGCTTCGCTTCCGGAGGTATGGTATTCGGCCCACAGCTGGCGATGGTAGGTGAAAACTCGTCAAGGAGTAACCCTGAAGTCATTATGCCTATGAACAAATTGGCCACGATGATGGGTGGTCAGGTAGTAAGAGTGGAAGGAAAGATAAGGGGAAAAGACATAGCACTGGCATTAAGACGTAATGGCTGAGAGGTGGAGAATAGAATTTTCTGACTTGCAAAAAGTCGAGTGGCGGATCTCAATAGAGGACCCAGACTTCACGGGTGACTATACTCTGTTGAAAGCCACTGGCAACCCGCTTAACATAAGTTACGACAACGAGTCAGATGATGTATTCGACCCGATGCGTCCCTCACGGGCCACGTTTGAAGTCTATTCTGAAACGAACTTTGCACTCCTTGATCTTTACTCTGTCGAGGATATGCACTATCCGGTTAAGATATATTGTAATGAGACACTATTCTGGAGCGGTTACGTTGAAACACAGAACTACGAGGAGGTTTACGAACCTGTTCCTTATGCCGTTTCAATAACAGCAACCGACGGGCTTTCAATACTGGAGAATATATTATTTGCTGATAGTATTGCTTATGACGCAGGCGAAGAAACGATAACCTATTATAACGGCCATGAACTTGAATCGGCTATCATCCTTGATATACTGGCAGAGATAGGATTCACGGAGTTTAAGGAATACGTCAATATCTACGAAGACAATATGTTATCCACGGCTTCGGATAGCCCCTTTGACCAGATAAAGATTGACAGGGATGTGTTTAAGGACTTCTACTGTTACGAAGTCCTCTCTGAAATACTGAAGAAATACAACGCTATCATACGTCAAAAAGACGGGGTGTTCTGTATTGTCCGGCCTGCAGAACTAATCAATACTACCGTTTATGGCAGGTGGTTCACGGGCGACACGACAAAGACGGCTATTACTCTTAACCCTGACCAATTCTTAAAAAGGAAAAACACACACCCTTCAGCAAGGAGGATTCAGATACCAGGCGGACGGCTGATGATAACCCCTCCGGCCAAAAAGGTATCATCTGTTTTTGACTACGGGTATAAAGAATCATGGCTCGACAACCATAATTTTGAAACAGCACTATGGGACGGTTATGACTTTGCTTACTGGGACATGCCAGCAGGGACTTTAATAACACATATCGGTAAGCGGGTGCCGGGCGAGTTAAACGGGGCTTACCTATATGAGAAAAATACATATCCCACTTTAACCCATTATATTTCGCAGTCGTTTGCAATAGAGTCAATACTGTCGACTACCGATGTATTTCACATTGAACTGGATTTTATGACAGTGAACGGTGAGTCGTCCGAACTATCTAATGCGAGTTTCTATATAAAGGTTAAAAACAACAGTACCGGCCACTGGCTGAAAGAATCGAATGATCTACAATGCGAATGGGTAACGTCAAATCAGGTAATTACAATTACGCAAGAAACGGCTCCTGTTGGTTTTAGTTCATGGACATCATGGAAGCGAACACTTACCGGATTGCCCGCATCAGGGGCATATACTTTCTATATTTATAGTTCCGATTTTGGTTCTGATGTTCATTTCGGAGTTAAGAATGTTAGGTTTTATGCTACCTCGGATAAGATCCTTGTAAAGATTCGTAAACACAAGGGACCGTTTAAGAAACTCGCTGAGTATGTACTGAAGAATAACCCCTTTGGAAAGGACCTGTCTGCAAAGCTTGTTCAGGTGAGCCTTCTGGACTTCGACGAGGTAACTGAATCGGAGTATCATGTCTTTAATAATATTGTAGGCAATATACTGACATATAATTATATTCTTGGTGATGTTGTCGATACGGATATGGATAATACCATATCACAATGTATGGGAGCTTTATGTGTTATGAAACGCACCAACAGCTACAGGGTTGATACTATCATACTGACTGGTACGACAGGGGCTTGTGATATAATAGTCGGTGGTCTTTCGGATACGGCTATCTTCTCCGGTAATCTTTCAGACACGGCAGCCGATTTTGTCAGTAATAACGTACTTGCTTTTGATTCAATAGGGATAACTCTCACGTCTGCCGGTAGTCATCTGATATTTACAAGCCAGGTACTGGGTGCTGAGTTTGACGGAGATACTTCATTGCAGAATATATCCGGCAACTTATTCGGTACAATAGCTTATACTACCCCTGCTTATACTGAAGAAATGGAACCCTCTGATAAATGGATATATAGGGGTGGATCTTCATATAAACCTTTGCTTCATCACATTACTGACGAGATAGCTTTAGAATACAGCAAGCCCCGGCAGTTGGTTCAGCTTCCTTTATTAGAAACTGCTCAGGGTGTTCAGATTGATGTGATAGGTAACTTTCAGGATGACGTCAATACTTCAGGCGGGAAGACGAGGGTATTCGTACTTAACAGGGCTGAGTTCGATGTAAGACAAAGGAGATGGGAAGCTGACCTGCACGAGATAGGCACAAGAACGGCAGAGGAGGAAGATGGCGAAGGCGGAAGCACCACGGCAGACAGCACGGTAATAACAGTTGATGATAACACAATAACGGTTGATACGATATGAAGAAACTACTTTTTTTACTTGTAATAATCACGGCTTGTCAGAGGGATATAGTAC